AATGAATATAACGCTCCTCATAATATAGATTATCTACAACTAGATTTAGATGTAGAGAATTATTCTACTTTAGAAACATTAAGAAAATTAGATGAAACAGTTATGGATGAATATAAATTCGCTACAGTAACATTTGAACATGATCTTTATAGAATGACCGATCATTCTATAAATACTAAAACATTATCAAGAAAGATATTTGAAAAAAGAGGATACAAAAAAGTCTTTGATAATATTATAGTAGATTTTGGCTGCCATCAAACACCGACCTGCTCAAACTGCGCACCGCGCCCGTTCGAAGACTGGTATATTCATCCAGATTTAGTTGATATAGACTATATAACTAAATTACAAGCAATAAATGGAAACGATTTACATTGGGAATCTATAAAATATTTATAATGATAAAAGACGAAATAATTTTTACCGACTTAGATCTCGACGGTTGCTGCAGCTATTTAATTTATACTTGGTTTAAACAATCTAAACCAAAAGCTATAACATTAAAAGTTTCTAATATAAGAGAAAAATTATTAGGATGGTTAAATCATAATAAAATTGAAAATTATAAAAGAGTATATTTCTTTGATCTAGATACAACTGAAATTAAAGATTTGATAGATAAGCCAAATGTAGTTATTTTTGATCATCATAAATCTCATATTAATGAGTATGATTTTGCGAAAACATTTATTGATATAAATCAACAATCATGTAGTAAGTTCATTTATCAAACATTTCGTCACATTTATCCTAAAATTAACTTAACTAAAGAACAGAAAAAATTAATAGCGCTTGCAAATGATTATGATTGTTATGAATTAAAATACCCTGAAAGTAATAGATTAAATTTCTATCTCTGGTATAAAAACGGAGATAAATTACAAAATTTTATTAATGATTTTGAAAATGGGTTTTTTGGCTTTACTACTGAACAAAATAAAATTATTAGCTATCATTTTTATAAATTTAAGAAAATGAGAGAAAGTGTGGATTTATTTAAAGCGAAGCTCTCTATCGCTGGGAAGGAATATAATTTTATTAGTACATTTGCTAGCGAATATATTAATGATTTAGGACAATATATAGTCGATAGTTATGAGTGTGATGTGTGTATGATGATTAATTTAAAAAATAATAGAGTATATTTACGTAGAAATAAAGATATTGATTTTAATTTAAGCAAATTTGCAAAAAAAATATGTGATGGAGGAGGCCATGAATATGCTGCCGGTGGTATATTAAATGATACTGTGCTGGCTTTAAGTAAGCGATTTGAACCATTAAATCGAAACACAATATATAATGGATAATCCGTATACAATTTTAGAGAAAAAAGATATTGTACATACATTTTTAATGTTATGTAGTTTTGTCTCTATGTGTGAAAATAGAAAAATAAACCTTGCAAATGTGTTTTTATTAGTCTTAAAAGAAGAAAAATATAGAAAACTTTTTAAAGAGTCATTAATAATAGATAATAATTTTGGATTAGTGAAGACATTCTTACGGCACGACCCGTATTTATATAAAAGTAAATATATAACTAAGTATCTTAAGAAGAATTCTATAAATCTATGAATGAGTTATCAATGTTTGAGAAAACAATATATAATACATACCTTAAGACTTCTAGAAATAAAAAAGGATTCACGCCTAGAAAAGATTTTAAGAATTTAGACGACGAAAAATATGTCTTACTTAAGAAAATATCACAAACCTTAAAAAATAAAAAAATAGACCCAACTATATTTTTTAATGCACCGTATCAATTACATTGTGAGAAGTATGTACCTCTTAAATTTTATAGTACATTTAGAGCTGTTTCAACATATAAAAAATATACACAAGAAATAGAACTAACTATTCCTGATCATACGTTTAATCTCACTAAACTTAGAAACGGTTTTAAGTTTATTTATGATAAATGCGTCGAGCATAGACTAACCGACTGTAGAGACTATTTAAATATACAAAATGGAGTATATCCAGATCTTATCTTAGACTTAAAAAAAGGAGATATTAGTTATTATTGCCTATTAGCTCTCGACTTATCAGAAAAAAATATTAAGCTAGAAAAAAATATAGTTGAATTTGTATGTAATAGCTTTTATAATACTTTGAGTAGTTTGAGATCAAGGTATACATTCTCGAAAAAAATGAAACCATTGGGAATAAAATTAACTAACACTGTAAATAAAATATTAAAAAGAAAATGACAACGAATATGTTCGAATCAATTAAGGGCGCGATGGCGAAATCCTCGCAACACAATACAACTAGTAACATTATGCGGCTAAAGCCAGGTAATACATATACATTACGTTTAATTCCGTTTGTAAAGGACCCTGGTAAGACGTTTTTCCATTATTATTCACATGGTTGGGTGAGTGAGATGACTGGTCAATTTCAGAGCGCCATCAGCCCCCAGACATGGGGTGATCGAGACCCTATAGCTGAAGCTCGGTATAGACTTTCTCGTACTGGTTCTGAGGAAGAAAAAGAAAAAGCAAGAGCACTGAATCGTAAGGAAAATTGGTTAGTAAACGTATACGTAGTAAAAGATCCTGATAACCCTGAGAACGAGGGTAAGGTAAAAATTCTTCGATTTGGTCGTCAGTTACATAAAATCGTAATGGAAGCGATTGAGGGCGAAGATGTAGATGAATTCGGTGAGCGTATTTTCGATCTTTCAGGAGATGGATGTAATTTCCGTGTTAAAGTAGAAGAGCAGGGAGGATATCCAACATATGTCAGTTCGAGGTTCGCAAGTCCTTCAAAAATTCCAGGAGTAGCAGATGATAATATTAAAGATGTTTACGATCAAACATTTGATTTAGAAAATGTCTTTCCTGTTAAGAGTTATGATGAACTGCAAGTAATGCTTAATGAACATTATCACGGTGTTACAGAAGACGCTGCAACAGAAAATATATCAAAGGAACCGGCGAATACATCTAACGATGATGATGATTTAAATTTTGACGATCTAGAGCCATCATCAAAAAAAGATTCTGAATCTACAGTTGATGATAGTAAGGTAAAAGAATTACTAGACAGTCTTGACTAACAAATGAACCAAGATGACGCAGTAAAATATGCTATTCATGACATGAATGCCCAGGCTCATGGCCTAAACAAACAGCTTATTCAAAAAAGCGCTACAATGCAAGATATTCCTTTACAAAAGAATATATATCAACAACCGCAACGTCCTCCTGGCCCACCTCGACAAGCTGGTCCTCACATGGATCAACCCGCACCGCAACAAGTCCATAATACAGATCCCGCTCTATTGAATAGCTTAATAGAGCGGGTATCTAATGTAGAAAAGCAAATCACTAAATTTGTAAACTTAATTGAAAGACAAATTGCAAGAAATGCAAAAGAAATTAATATACGAATTAAATTAGATAATGTTTCTGCCAATAAAGAATAAAGATAATTTTATTCAAAATTATCTGACCCCAGTATCAAGATTAAACTCATCTGCGACTTTAGAAATACATAGTAATATATCTACAGTAGTTCACAATAATTCTAATATTTTTCTTAAAGCAGAATATAAAATCGACTGGGATGATCACCCAGACGAAGGTACTCTATGCCTACCAGATACAATAAGATTAATTAAAATTTTATCATGCTTAGACGAAAGCGATATACATCTTGAAATAGAAGAAAATTGTATAAAGTATAGCAGTAATATTAACCGATTTACATATCATTTATTTGACGATAGTTTATCGAATAATAACCCTTTTGATTTTAATAAAATTGATGATATTACATTTGATACAAAATTTAAATTAACAAAAGAAAAAAATAATACAATATTAAAAGCACTACCATTTGTAACTGAATCTAGTAAGATATATATTAAAACTGAAAACACAAACGTATATGCTGAGCTATCAGATAAAAAATTACAAAATGTAGATAGTTATACAACTTTATTAGCGGATGAATATAATGGAAAAGATTTAGATTACGAATTAATTTTAGATGTTGAATTATTTAGACTTATTTCTACATTAAATTTTAATGAAGCAACTATTAATATTAATAACCAATATAAAATGCTTATGCTTAAACTTAATATCGATAATATCGAGCTTACATTTGTTAGTACGAGCTATAAAAACTAATGAAAAATAAAGTTACGACATGTGGATACTTTATTAAGCGCTTAAGAGATAACGGATATACAGTAAATAGAATTTTCTCAGATTATACGTCAACTGATCCTCGTAGATGGACTATAATGATTAATCCAGAAGCAGCTGCTTTATATATAACTTGCTATGTTAATTATGACTGGAGTGGAGATTTTAAATTTGAACTAAACGACGGTATTCACTTTAAGAATTATCAATTAAACACTGATAGTATGGAAGTGATTATGACTAAGTTAATTGAAAAAGATATTACCCCTAATGAAGAAATCAAAACATAGAAATTTCGACAATTTATTAAAGTCTAGTATTAGCGCGGCCGAGTCTATTGAGACTAACGAACAAGACATGTCAGTTATTAATGACTATTTAGCTGAGCACTTAAAATCGTTCGTATTATTAGGTTATGATATCAAGGGAGAAAGTGTAGTGATAGTCTCTGGTAAGACACCTCAAGATTATGATGCAATAGAAACCTTATTACGCCGCATAGGTGATATTAATTTTTTTAAAGACGTACAAGAAGAAAAAAGTAATCAATCAAATGAATAAAATAATTGTTTTAGGCAATGGTTATATCGGGAAGAAGACTTATAGTTATTTTCTCGAAAATCTAGAAAATATGTATGATGTAACTCATCTATCAAATTACCCATATACTGCTCCAGATAAATTAAAAGAAACATTATATAATAATTTAATATCTGAGTTCCGAGGCTCTCAAGCGAAATGGATAATTAATTGCGTCGGATATACTGGATCTCCCAATGTAGATGCTTGTGAGGAAAATAAACAAATATGTTGGGATTTAAATGTAACGTTTCCTACTATTTTAGCTCAATTTTGCGAGCAACATAATATAAAAATTATTAACGTAAGCTCTGGATGTATATACGACGGAGAGAAACATTACACAGAAAAAGATGAACCAAATTTTGGATTAACTAATCCTGATAGTAGTTGGTATAGCAAAGCAAAACATGCAGCTGAACTATGTTTAAAGAATTTTCATAATGTTTATACTTTACGTATAAGAATGCCTGTTTGTAATGATTTTAATTCGCAAAAGAATTATTTGAGTAAGATTTTAAAATATAATAATATTCTCGATGAAGTAAACTCTAAAACTGTTATTGAAGATCTACTTCTTGTAATCAATAAGATTATTAACATTCAAGACTTACCGAGTGGTATTTATAATTGTGTAAATCCTGAACCTCTTTCAACAAATGAAGTTTGTCAAATCTTAGATAAACACGGAATGTGGAACCCGAATTGGAA